TAATATTTCTTCCTCTTTAACGCTGGAAAATACCAGCAATCTTGTTTTGGCGCTCTACCTTGATATCAGCCATCTTGCCGCTATCAAGCCGCCTTTTTAATGTTCCTATGAAGTCATCATGTATCTTTAACATTAACTTCAGGTAGATTTGACCTTCCTTGTCATTAATGCTCGATGCCTTCCACCTATCTACAATTCCTTGTTCTATATCATCACAAGCAGCTTGAAATTCAGGATTATCAAGAATCTCTTGCGCCCTACCTGCCCTAGCTATATCTGTTTTAGTTGTGTCCATTAAGCCGCCATTAAGAGTGCTAACAATAACATCTGATTATCTTCCTCGACTAGTTTCAGCCTTAATTTTTCTCGGACCTGCGCCTCTAATATTTGCTCATCTCGTAACTGAATACTCTCCATTGCCTTATTGATTAAGGCTTCTATTTCTTCTCTTTCTTTCTTCCTGGACAGATTACTTGCTTCATTGTTAAAGTAATCAATCCAAATCTCTGGCGATTCCTCTATAACTTGATCTGGCTCTGCTACCCGTACCGCTTTCTTCTTCTTCTTTGCCTTCTTAAACTTTTCCTTAACTTCCTTAACTATCGCTAGTGGGTCATAGCCATCAACATAAACGTCATACTTGATCTTATGGGATTTATGAATAAAACCACCATCAACTGTATCTACAACAGGACCATGCGTATGCGAACCGTCAAGCGTTAGCTCTGTGGTATCTAACGTATATTGAGTGGTGTCTAGTGTAATTACTGCCATTATTTTTTCTTATTCTTTGCTTTCTTAGGATATTTAGCTTTTACAGCCAAGCAATCATCAATGTATTTCTGTACCTGAAGGTCATCAGCTTTAACAATCCCATCTAAATAATCTTCTATTGGTGGATATTCTCTTATCCGTAGTTCTTTATAAGCATTAGGATTAACCCAAGCATTTACTATAGTCTCATCTATCTCTACAACTTCTTCGTCTTTATCAGTAGCTATAAAACTGCCATCCTCTTTCTCTCTTATTGTAACTACTGTTGGGTATAGTATAAATATGGCTTTCTGGTTCATCATCCCGCTACCTCCATTAATGTTATTGTTGCAGGGCTGCTAGAAGGAGGAAACTCTACGTTATAACTAGTACCCGCTGAAGTGGTTCTTTTAATTTGAACTTTATATGTAGTTGCTGAAGTTGTTGATGGTGAATCTAAATATACTATTGATGCCCTGTATGCAATCCCAACATTTGCATTAACGGAAAGGATTATAGCACTTGGGTCATCTAAAATTACAGTTGATCCTCTAACTAATCCCATAGAACCTATTTGTGCGTTGTCAGATTGACCCCGTATTGTGCCATTAACTAACACCAAAATTTTACTTGAAGAAAGCTGAGGGGTTATGGCAAGGGATAAAGCCGTATCAACGTAACTGGAACTAGTAGTTAATGTTGCAGTAGTTGTAGAGCCAGATACAACTTGAATAATGCCTCCTGTAATAGCACCAATAGCACTACCTGTACCACCACTAGCAACAGGCAATGGATTTGTTAAAGCTACAACGTCATTTGTATCTACACTTAGATATGTATTGCCGTTATTCTTTAATATAGTAGTACTGCTTGTAGTTTCTATGCTAGAGGCCATTAGACACTTACTCCTTTTAACTCATCCAAAGTCTTCATACCATCTACTTGTTTGGTTATATCTCTAAGTCTATTCTTCTCAGTAACAATAACTGAAGTATCTTCAGATGTTTCTAATGCTCTATTGAATAGGATGTCTTGAGCATCAAGTAAAGGTTTGCGTTCCTCACGGAGTCTGTCTTTAGTAATAACTTTAGCCTTATTAATGTCTATTGTTATGCCCATGTCCAAGCCTCCCTAAATGTACGATCTGAAGGTACGTCTGCATCTTTTACTATTTCAAATTTAGCACCTTCTGGTACATCTTTAGCAGCAAGTTCTTCAATGGTGTGATCTTGTAGGTAATTAGGTGAAGGGATAAGAACTGCTACTCCACCTTCTTCTGTTTTATATATTATTCTCATTATTGTCCTTATCTAAAGATTGAAAGAGCTACATCGATATAGTCTCTTATGCCGGGGGTTGCATCTACATTGTAAGCTTGAAACTGGAACGACCCAGTAGCAAAACCTGCTCTCACGGGACACATATTATTACATTCGGCCCCATCCTGTCGCCCAGTTAAAGAATACCCATAATTCACATCGGGCATAGCTACTGCAAAGTTCACAGTGTAGTTCCCCGTACTATTATCCGTAATAGAACTAACATTACCATCTTCACGAATAGCCACAGTACCCGTACCATTGAAGTTAACCCAAGCTCTACATCCATAAGCTGTAGCAGCAGAGCCATACCCTGAGTTGAACTTCAAGTCACCTGCTGTTCCCCCGATAGAAACATCACCGCCATTTGGATTTAGTAATAATGGATACTCTGTTTGCATTCCAGTTTGGTCATAACTCTGTAGCCATGCGCCACTTGTACTATGACCACCAATATCTAAGATGGCATTATTTCCGGGTCTAATGCGTAAGGTAGTTCCTGCGCTAGGAGTAGTTCCAGTAGTAGCAGGTAGTGATGTTCCTCCACCTTCTATATGTAATTTTGTAACAGGTGCGGTCTTATTTATACCAACATTACCATTAGCTAATACTGTAGCCTTAGTAGCACTAGTTCCACCCGTTGTGGTTTTGAATTCTAACTTGCCTTCACCAGAGCTAACCTCTGTGCCTGTAACTGTGGCTACAATAGCAGTCTGAGCGCAACCAAAGTCTAAGCTATCTGCTCCGCCATTTGGTGTTGTAATTTTAATTGTCATATTATTCCTGTATTAAGTCCATATCTCAGTAGCAGTAACTACAGATAGCAGAGATTCTCGATAATCTGCTCCTGCATGACCATAAGCATGATTAAGTTTATATGTATTAGTCTGTGCAGTATATGTACATCTAACCAGTGCTTTATATGTGCTTGCCACAGCAAGGGTATTAAGATCAAGTATACGAACAACCCTAGTATTAGGCGTGCTATTTATATCGTTATCATGTGATCCTGTTACAATTACAGCCCACATATTATTAGAAGCATCAGTCGTATCTGGAAGATTTACATCATTACGAGTAACTATCCATCCTACCTCATGGCTACCTTCGCCATTTACTGTGAACTCTAATATAACCTTATTGCCCGCTTTCTTTGGAGTAAAAGTTATATTAAGCGGAGTTACTACAGTTCCATTGCCAGTAGGGTATGCTACATAATCTCCTTGTGTACGAGTCTGTAACATATTAACTGAAGCCACTGTGCCAACAGTACCAACTGTAGGAAGTATTACTTGTTCACCCGCTGTACGATAACGAATGATTACAATGCCTGAACCACCTGCGCCAGAATTTGCTCCTGAAGTACCGCCACCACCGCCACCTGTATTCGCAGTACCAGCTCCAGCAGCACCACTACCACCCAACCCACCAGCCCCACCGCCGAATGATGCAGTTCCAGCAGTGCCAGACGATGCTCCACCGCCACCGCCACCTGCGTAGCTAACCGATGCGCCACTATAACTGGATGCTAAACCTGCGCCACCTGCACCAGCAGTCGTACCTGCTGCGTTTGCACCTACCGCACCTGCGCCACCACCGCCACCTCCGGGCCACGGACTTCCGGTTACACCACCATTTGAGCCACCTGCATTACCGCCAGTTCCGCTAGTTCCTCCCGCATCTGAGCCGCCTCCATCATTGCCACCACCACCACCTGAACCACCATTTCCACCTACCGCACCTGCGCCACCTCCTAAACCTCCTCCCAATGCGGTGATTGAGCTAAATACCGAATTAACTCCTGCGTTACCGTTCCCGCTACTCGTTGATGCGCCACCTGCCCCTACTGTTACTGTAAGTCCTGTGGCTGCTACAGCAAAGTTAGTAGCTGTTAAAAATGCACCTGCGCCACCACCACCACCATTCCCTTTGCCTCCACTACCACCGCCAGCAACTACTAAGTAATCAACTTCGCCAACAAAGGCGGGTGTGAATGTTCCTGAAGATAAAAAGGTGTGAATAGTGTATCCATCTGCGGTGGTAATAGTTCCACCAGTAGCAGAGAAGCCATTACTCATGGGATTCCATTGCGCTCCATTATATATTTCAGCAGCATTGGTTGTGGTATTAAAACCACGCTGTCCAACCGCTGGACTAGAAGGTCTACCTGCTGTAGTCCATGTAGCTCCGACAATACCTGTTGATCCATTTATTGTTACTGTCATCTCATATCCTTAAATTATTGCCCACTGATTGCCAGTCGGGATTGTAACTGTAACCCCAGTAGCAACGGTAACTGGACCAACACTCATTGCATTACTACCGCTTGGTATTGAGTAACTTGCTGCAATTGTTGCGCTATTAACTATTAAACCGTTAGATGCAATAATCTCAGAGCCGGTTACTGTACTTGATGCTGCTAGACTTGTAACTGTTGCAGCAGCAGGTGTTCCTCCACCTAATACACCGTCAAGAGTACCTGTGAATCCTGTGCCTGTTACTTCTCCATTAACTGATAATTTTGCAGAAGGACTAGTAGTGCCAATACCAACTTTTCCTGCATCGTCTATAATAAATCTGTATGCAGAAGCAGTATTATCATATAGGTAATATGCGCCACGTATGTCCGCCGTTCCAAAAGTTGCACCACCAACACCAACATTAAACTGTCGAGCCACGGCTGTTAACTGTAGCTCTGGATTTGCAGCAGCATCGTTTTGGGCATCTACTCTAGCTATTGCATCTGTTCCGCCCCTTATATGCAGCTTTGTAGTAGCAGTAGTACCAATACCAATATTACCTGTAGTGGTTATAGTAGCAGCAGTTACTGTGCCTGTAAGAGTAGGAGAAGCACTAAGTACAGTACTACCTGATCCAGTAGAAGCTGTTACTCCCGTACCGCCATTTGCTACTGGTAGAGTGCCTGTCAGTTTAGCAACTGCAATAGCGCCATTTGCGATAGCCGTTGCATTGCCACTTGAAGTAACCACACCAGTCAAACTGGCGTTAGTCGTTACTGTAGCCGCATTACCTGTAATATTTGTTTGATCGCCTGTGTTAGAGCCTGAAGTAGAACCAGAGCCTGTGACTGTGCCATTTGCTGTCGCTGCGGCAGCGATTCCATCTAATTTAGTAATCTGAGTAGAGGTAGCGTATCCATTAGCAGATGCCGTAGCCGCTGCCATTGAGATAGCAGGAGTAGCTCCACCACTTGATACGACTGGTGCTGTTCCTGTAACCGAGGTTACTTCACTACCAGTAATTCCATTAATCTTTGTTTTATCGGCAGCCGATAAAGAGCCTGGTGCGCTAGTAGTTGCAGCACTTATGCTAATAGCTGGAGTATTGCCACCTGATGAGACTATTGGGGCGCTACCAGTTACGCCAGTAACACCAGCATTATCACCAGTATTTGTACCGCTAGTATTCCCAATTACAGTCAGATTAGCATCGGTCACATACCGCTTATTAGCTGAATCAGCTATATTTGCCGTGGTAAGTGTTACCGCGCCCGTTAAGCTATTAACGGATAAAACAGTATCTGTTGGGGTTAGTAATTCGGACCAGTTACCAAAGGTAGAAGCAGGAGATGTTTTTAGTATGTATGACTTATTTTGATCCGTTCTTATACATATATCACCAACTTCAGCAGTAAGCCCAGTCTGCGCTGATTGACTAGACACCACAAAGGTATCGGTAATCGCTAAAGCTGGTAGCTGTGCTGTTGGTACTTTACTATCTGAACCTAGACTAGCATAACCATTAGCAGCGCCCTTCTTGGCAGCATCCTCTTTTAGGTTTAATGCAGTTAATTGGGCAGAGCTTACTGGCTTGGCTGAGTCAGCAGTATTATCTACATTTGATAGACCAACATCAGCTTTAGCAAGTCCAGAAGGACTGTTAATTACTGGTGCAGTTAATGTCTTATTGGTTAGTGTCGCGGTTGCAGCTCGTTCTGTTGCATTACTAGTATTATCAACATTACCTAATGAGACTTGAGTCTTAGTAACTGAGTGCGGATTAGAAGTGCTGGCAATATGCGCCGCCGTGACTACATCATCGTCATAAAGCTCTGTAAAGTTATCATTAGTTTTAATTGCCCCTTCACGGACTGTATCACCTGTTCCGTCATCTGGTGCTGATCCAACATTTAAGACTTGCTTTGCCATATTTATTCCTAATCGATAGTTATTTCAGTCTCTGTGCCGTCAGCAGCCACCCTAATTGCGCCAATCAGTCGACCAGACTCATCCTTGATCTGTCGAAGTCCTACTGGCTTCATACCAGCTACTTGTTGTGCAAGCTGTGATATCGCTCCTATTACTGCTGAATGGGGAGGGTTATCTACCGCATCAATCTTGGCCAGTTCTGTGCCTCTCCTGTAAACTTCCTTCTCTCTTTGCACATCAGCATCTACTTTTAGCTTTTCTAGTTGAACGGCAGTCTTGGCCTCTTCAGTCCTTATAGCAGCCTGGACCTTCGCATTCTCCATCGCCATTTGATGTTGCAGCTTCATCTTGTCTAGCTCCATAGATTGCTGGGCGCTTACTTTCTTCAGCTCTAGCTCTGCCTTTGCATTAGCTTCCTTTGGATCAGGCTGCGGAGGAGGCATCTTGCCATCCTCTGGCTCTATAAAGAATTGTGATACGTCTTTATATCCCATCGCCTCAACTCCTCGCCGTAGCGTGTTATACATCGTCTTCCTATCAGCCAGCCCTAGCGACACCACCTTCTCTTGTGCCATGCCGAGCATCTGCATTTGCTGAATCTGTTGCTGACGATCACCTGTGCCTAGTCCAACACTTACCGCCATATCTGTCCTGGTGCGCCATTGCCGTGGATCAACATTAATCCATTTGTTTCGCAGCCTGAATACCTCTTCCTTGACCGAGTTACGTTTAATAAGACCATGCAATCCTAACATTAGGTCCTTAACTCCTGTCTCTGCGAATGTACGGGCCATTAGCTCCATTCTCTGTGCGGCAGCCTCCATTATCTTGCTGACACCAGTAGCAGTCTTATTTAAGCTATTAGCATCCATGCCGGATGAGTATCGCGTAAAGCCAGTACGATTCTCTTTAACACTATCTGCGTATTCAATCATTGGCTGCAACGCTGATAAGATACTTGTGGGAGCCGCTGGCATAGCATGACCGTGAGCTGTATCTGAATCCACCCGGACTATTCCGCCCAATGGATTAGAAAGCATATCATCTAGGTCAACCTTGTTACTTACGAATACTCGGTTACTATTAATGCTGTAGACATTATCAAGAGCCTGTCTCCACAAGGATGTCTTGAGGTCTTGGATAGGAGCCACTACATCAGCAGAAGCCACCCCCGCGAATTTATGAGGCATAACATGGCAATGAATAATTGAGTATGGTATCTCCTCTACTTCTTCAATCTCAAGTATGTTATCGCCAACCCTTGTTATCCTTACTAACTCTGTAATTCCATCACTATTAAGATCGTAGAGGCAATGCGATACTTTAAACAATACCATCTTGCCAGCAGCATCGTCAGTATGAACACCAGGTCTCTGACGGTAGCTATCGTGCCTATTTTGTCGCTCGGAGAATGTTGTAAAATCCTCGCTATCATCATCTATATCGTCAGGAATATCAAAACCCATCTCTCTAATGTCCGAGATTGACTTGTATACCTCACGCTGAACAAATGTTGCATCCTTAATATTTTGTGTGGCTAAATCGCTGTTGAACAAGAACTCTTCTGGCGGTATGTTGTATATCTTAGCTTCACCCTTTGTTTTTTTAACCCGGACAGTTACATCATGAGCCATTGGTGTTTCTTGTGGCATCTGTTGAGGGTTAGCTGGATCAGGCTGCTGCTGAGTCTTCATTGTAAACTCATCGGGATAGCTAGTCTGCTCCTCTATCTCTACACCCTCATTCTGGACCAACATAGCTAACTCTTCGTCAGTCAGCCCGGTGTATTTCTCAGCCGAGTTTGTATTATTCTCCTCCCAGAGGTATTCCACGATTCCATACTTATTGAGCAAGGCATCCATGAACCAGTTGTAGAACAACATATAACCATTATTCTTTTGACTAACCACAAAGTTTAAGTAGTCTGTTTCTTGCTCGGCAGCCTCTTCATCTTCTGCTCCTACTGGTTGAAACTGACAGTAATCGTCAGTACTTGTAAATGGTTTGAGTAAAGAAGGCAGCATCCCATTAACAGCATCCCACACATCTGTACTAATCACCTGAGAGCGATTCTCTTCCTCTGTGCCATTCTTACGGCCAAGTAAGTAATTTAGATTACGTTCACGGTCTGGCTGTAGCTCTTGCTGCTGATATTCTCTAGCAGAGTCTTCTGCGGTTCTAAGATAACTTGTGATATCGTCAGAAGACTTCTTCTCTGCGTAATTATTATCGTTCATATTATGTGCCTTGTACTTAAATGAAGTG